GGGCTTGCTGAGCCATGTTCATACGTCCGGAAGTTACTAAGCAAGCCAATTCACATCCGGCACTAGAGTATGGGCATAAATTTTTGCCCGATTGGGTCGATGGCTGAAGGTACATAATTGCCGTGTAATACTCGCTTCCATACCCATTTGAATGTTCAATCTTAGTACTCGAGTATGAAAGTAATTTAGATTTTGATATATTTGCATTAGCCATTTGAAAGTCACTCCTTTTTAATGGTTAGAGTTCGGGACGGACGGTAATCCGTCCCAAGCTCGCTATTTATTTATAGCCATTGCCCAAACAATGGCACTTAAT